AAAAGACCCGGGGGCTATGCGATCTCGCTTTCCGCTGTTACATCGATGACAAGCCGCAATCATATTGTCTTCAGAGCTGATTCCACCTTTACTGATTGGAATTATATGATCGACTGTATTCGCTTCTTGTCCGCAGTAATAGCAGATATATCCATCGCGTATCAAGACTTTCTCTCTTATTACTTTGTAATGAGTCTTGTCATATTCTCTAGCCACTAATGCCAGCCTTTGCGGTTGAAGTGTTTAAGCGCTTTACAAGCTGAGCCATCGTATCTGTGTTTAAGGTAGCGATAATGCCAATCAATCTGCTTACTTACTTCCATACCCTTTACCTTGATATTCCGCATTTGTGCTAATCCATAATGCGAACCATTTTGGGCGAGCGGATTGAACCGCGACTCAAGCCATATTAAACGCACCCAGCAAGCCCCCTCATCGACTGTCTTGAGATGATCCATAGCCATCATTACGTAAGTCTCTTGAGTGGCAGTTAAAGATAAAGCATTTGTGGTAGTTGTATTTATTGGATTTAGTGCGAGGCCTAACACAAGTGATAGGCAAAGGCGTCGCCAAACACTTGGGCGACGCGTTGCCATCAGGCCGCGCCTTCGCGCTAGTGTAATCAACTTGTCAACGGACATATCTACCTAATTACCCCCAAACCGGACTGTTTTAGCGCTGTGATGTTAGTCTCACCAATAGCCCATAAACCTACTGGCATAAATATTGCTTGTCTGACTAAATCAGGTGTTATGAATTTCATCATTGTCTGATCCATTAACACCCCCATTGCTCCGCTGTCCCACAATTTAACCGACCATTTAGCAGCTGAGAATGGAACCAAGCAAAAGCCGTTATTGTGCATAATCCATTTATCTATCCAAGGTGTTACGTTGCTATATGGTGGATTCATCCACACTTTGCCTGCCCACTCGCTAGCCAAACCATCATCTATCTCGCTAAATGATTTTTTAGCTGGTATCCAAGGTAAACCGCCTACTGGAGCGCAGACATCTAAATCGAATTCAACACCTAAAAATTCAAAGATTTCCGGTGGAGTAAATAGAACGTCGTTTTTAACGTAAGTTTTAGAAGTTCTAGATTTCCCTATCATTCCAACTCCAATACCTTAGACGCCTCTATTGCCCTACCTACTATCGCCTCTCTTAACTTATCCCTTCCCTCACCTTGGAATTTAGTTACTAAATAAGGATCTGATATAGAGCCTTCCAACCAATCAACTGGCTCACCATTCGGATCAATAACTAAATCATCAACGAACTTGAATCGGTCTAATATGGCTTCTTTACTCGATTCTCTAACTGACGTCACTATTTCATCGACGCAGTTATCCATTACCCATTCGACGAATTTACGCTCATTCTTAACAATCCACTTAAATTTTGGCTTACTAGTTGAGACATAAGCAATCGTTTCACCATCCAATTCAGCCTTTACCCTATCTGCTCCAATGCCATCCATTTCAGCTTGTAGGTCTTGGCGTAGCTGGTCTTTAACTCGCTTTGCTTCGTCGGCTATTAGGCTGACCGCCGCTAGTTTCAGACTTGTCTCCTTGATTCCCATTTCTTCTCCTCTCCCGATAAAGCCTCATCTCTAGCGACTCAACTGTTATGCCGCAATCCCTAGCGATGAACTCCATACTAAATCCCCAGTCAATTAACTGGTGGATGTATTTGAGGCTAACTGGCTTCTTACTCACCAATCAACTCCCTTACTTGATCACCGATAAACTTAGTGTAAATCGGCGGTATTGCCTCGACTAACTCGCCCCATAACATCCAATCAATCCCCATAGCCTTTCGCCCCTCATTTAACGATTCAGCGGTCTTTCCACCATTGGGGATTTCGTCTCTCATTGAGCCATATACACCTACTGGCCTACCTTGGCTCTTATGATCGCATTGGCTACCTTTAATGGGTAGATTGGACTCAAAGAGTCTGTGGCGTCTTACCTTGAGCCCAAACGAACTACCGCATAATTGAACTGGATTTATCAACGGAGCACCTTTGACGTTCTCAATTACATACGGCTTACCGGACTCGATAAGTAACTCTCTAGTAGGTTCAAGTAAATCCAATTTATCTGTTGATTTACCTTGAGCTATACGAAGATTCTTAGTAATTGAGAATGTCTGACAAGGTGGAGACGCGTGAATAAAGTCGTAAGGTTCTAAATCAGACGGCAATAAGTCCATAACGCTTTTGCGCTGGTAAGTAAATGGGTAACGCTTGCCGTGTTTAATATCGATTCCAGTAACCTGAAACCCGGCGAGGTGATAGCCCATAGAAGCACCACCAGCGCCACAATAAAGATCTAGGACTTTGATCCCCATCCGTCTCCCTTAAATATGACTCCCGGGCTTGAGAATTGCTTCTCCATTGGCACTTGGCAGGGCTGACACCATATTGAGTGATTGGAATAGACGCTAAAGCTTTGCTCGACTGTAATCTGACATTGGGGACACTTGAACTCATAGGTCGGCATTTTGTTTCCAATCCTTATGGCCGTTGAACATCTTGACCTGAATTTTCTCAAGTCCAGCGGCTATTCGGCAAACTCGACACCTTTGAGCCTTCATCTTCAAGTTGCCACATTGACCGCAACGCTCGATGTCATCCTCTTTGGCGCTCACTCGTTCAGTCGGATAGATAATCCTTTGCTCGAAACATCCTTGGCACTCCACTAGCCAAACTTCGCCGGGAGCTTCAGGGATGTCCGGGCAGTCGTAGGTCTTGATTAGCCTATGAGCTCTGACGGCTTTACAAGTCCCACACTTAAAAGGATGAACATCAAAAATCATCTATACAGTCCTCACAGTAAAGTCCCGACTGCGTATCCACATCAAAACTTCGATAAAACATAATCGCAAGCTTTGGCGAAGCTTCTCTGTGGCATTTAATACATTTCACTTCTTGAACACCCATTTTCCGGACTCATCTACCTTCATCCATTTGGCCGGGCATTGAGCGTCTCGATCTCGAGATGGGCAAACCCAGCCTCGATAATCTTTGCCGTCTTTAGTTCCATTCTTTAGCACCATTGGGCCGTGATTACAGATTGGAACTTCATCAGCTATCTCAGCTCCTAGGGTTTCGATTAGGTGATCGATGTTATGGACTATTGGTTCGGGATCGTCCGGTCTTTGCTCTTTAATGAATTCTGCCAACTTTGGATTTGTTGTTTGGATTGGCTTATTGTGACTCTGGAAGGGTTTAGACCCACTCGGCTTTGCCAAGTAGCCAGCAAGGTTGAGAGCTCTTGAGAGGCTACCGCTCTCTGCAAGTTCCAGCGCGTATTGTTTAGATTTGACTTCGGATGAAAGACCCGTCGTCCAAGGATTAGCATCAACTTCAGTTCTAAAGATTTCAGTTTTGACAATATAGACATCACAATCCTTTGTTAATGACTCAGCGAGGACGTGAGTCTTGATTCGATAATCAGGATTCTCAGCAATAAATTGCTTGAATCGTTCCCATACTCCAACGTAATCATCTAGGTAATTCGACATTTAGATTCTCCCTTTTAGCAACTTCTCCTAGACCATCTAAGAGCTGTTCTTTCAATGAATAGAACGAACCATCAGGCCAGTTCTGTAAGTCAGCTGCGCACTCTAAACAATAAAAGCGCACCTGGTTAGATCGCATTGGAGAAGCTGATACGCACTTCCAATAAGCCATCTTTTTAGCGTTTGGATGCCACTCTTTTTTATGACTTCCCCATCGCTGTTTGCAGAGGTCGCAATATTGCTCTCGATTGGTATTACGCAGAAGGGTCAAAGTCATCCCAATCTGTATATCGGAGCTGACCCAAGATAGCGGAGTATCCAATGAGATCGACAATCGAATCTTCCCGCATTGGGCTTTCCACAAGTCTTGATAGTTTGACCGCGATAAACACCAATGCCAGTTGAGATGGGTCTGTGAATCGAAGACCGAGAATTCGGCAGATGTCGTAAACGCGTAATAGGTGGTGTCTCGGATCACCATACGCGAAGCCTCGCTCTCTGAGCGTTTCGCCAGCAATCTCAATCCACTCACTTAACGAGCGGTCGGCCAGTTCGTCCATCCTTCAGCCCCCTTTCATAGCCTTTACGGAATGACTCATCTTGGCGCTGTTCGCTTTTGTATTGCTGATAGAGGATAAAGGCCAATAGGCCGTAAATAACTAAGTTACTTAACATCGGCGCTCACCCCATAGACATCGAGAAAATAAGCTGAGACTTCAGAATGAGCCAACCTTCCCCGAAGTTGCTTCTTACCCATTTTCTCCCGGGCATATCGACGAATGATTGAACCTTTAACGTAATTAGTCCCATCCGTCCAAGCCCCTGCGGTGGAATCAAAGCTGATCACCGCGACTTTATTTATCATTTTGCTCCCGTCTGTAATCCGTTAATTGGATTTACGGGTTAATGGTATTTAATTAAATCGATTTAGACCAATAGGAGAGTGGCGTGTCGGCAATCTAAAAAGCCTACTTCTTTGGATTCTTGTTCAGACCCGGCAAAATCAGTCTTTGATGGCAACACCTTAAAAAGCCATTCAGGGGCGTTTATAGCCCCTAAGTCGAACTGGTAGATACCTTTAGGCGTCGAGTTGATATAAAGCGTCCTAGCGCCCGTTCTAGCCCTTATTTCGGCCAAGTAATCCCACTTCTTCTTCTCAATCATTAACTGGTTGTAGTGGGTTCGGCGGCATTTGAGCTCGATATAGGCGTCGTGGGTAACGCCGTCCACCCGGTCGGTCGCCGATAGTGGCGTCAAGTCCGGATATTCGGCCTTAAGCGCCTCAAAGAGTTCGGCTTCTCGGAAGTAGATTAGACGTCTTCTTCGCCGTCTTCCCAACCTATTTTCTTGATTGGGTCGGCAGGATCGATAAACCAATCCGGCCAAGATTCGCGTTCCATAGCAAAGGCCAAAGCAAAATCGGCTTTCCATCCAGCCGCTAAAGCCGCGTCATAAATTGCTTTAGATTCAATAAATCGTTGCTCAAGCTTTGTGGGAAAAGGATTGGCTACTGTGCGCGGTCTGCGAACTTTGCGCTTCTTTGGCGCTTTCTTAGCGACGCGTCTTCTTTGTGCCATTTGTAATCCTCTCCCTTAATGCGACTTCAACGACAGATTCTAACTTGTCAAGGCGCGAAATTATGGGAAGGTTCTCAAGTTTTATTATGTATCGAAGTCCGGCGATTAATAGGCCGATTGAGCCTAAGACCGAAGCTACGAAGGCCGCGACGTTACTTGCGTCCATACTGCGGAGAGTTCTTATCTGCCCAGCGAACGGCTGGAGCTGTGATAGCGCCAATCAAAACGGCGTATTCGGGAGCAAAGTCAAGAAGCAAAGAGACTCCCATAGTTACAGCTGAGGCGGCTACTGCTAGGCAGTAATCCTTGAATGCCTCTTGGAACTTTGGGCTTTTAATACGAGCGATTAAGTTTTTCATTTATTTTTCCCTTCGAGGTCGAACCAGCTTCCGTCTTGATCTCCCGATGGATTGAAACTTATATGGATGTGCGATTGATGGGGATTTCCGGTGTATTTACGCCAGCGCCAGCGGAGACGATTGGAAGCAATACGGCGATCATAGATAACGTATTTAATCCGCTTGTCCCCTCGCTTCGCGCAAAGTCTAATTCGCTCGGCGAGTGAGTGGGCTTCTTCTTTGTGAGCTTGAAGGTCGGAATCAACATCTATTGCTCTGACGATTCCATCCACCGGGATATGGTCTGAAGTGCCTTTAGCGAGATGGCGACTATCAGCAATCCAGCCATCGCTACGGCGATCGCGGCTCGGATAATCGTCATCTATCTGCTCTCGAAGTTGAATACCAGCTCGGCATAATTTAGCCAAGTAGCAATCTCACTTCTTCTTCGGTTAGACCAAGTCGATCAAGAATTGCTTGGCGAGCGGCAATTTTTTCTTTTTCTTGTGTTTCCAATACTTTTTTCTTTTCCGCTAATTCTGCGTTCTCTTTTTCTTTGATTTCTATTTCTTCCGGTGTCATATCGCGCTCGATAATTTCGTCAGTTTCGACATTATGAATTTTAATTGTGTAACTCATTATTTGACTCCAATAAGTTCGTAATTTCCTGATGTAAAATTTCCGGTTGCTGGATAAAATTTGATTGATGTGATTGCGCTTGCCGAAATATAAATTCCTCCTGTAAATCTTAAATTCATATTTGTTGGAGTTGTCGCATTATTAACCCAAGAAATGGCATCAACTAATTTATTGTAAGAAGTGCTTGCGTAGTTAATAATTCTCATATCTAGAACACCATTGGCATCTGTATTGTCGCTATTATCAGTAACAACCAAAAAAGTTGAGCCTGAACCCACTTCGATTGTTTGAGTTCCATAAAAGTAATTTGTGCTTGTATCGTTATTAAATCTTACTCTAATAGATCTTTCATCTGTGGCAGGCTTAAAATTATATACTCTTAAAATTAAATCTCTATAAGTTCCAGTAATTGAAGTTAAATCAACTTCCGAACCTGATAAAGTTCCCGAGGTTAAAGTTGTCATACCGCCAGCACCAACGGTTGCCCATTTTAATCCGGTTGCGGTGCTTGAGTCGGCAGTGAGAACTGTGTCGTTTGCGCCTACCGCTAAACGCGCAACTGTATCTGCGGCAGTAGCGGCGATAATGTCGCCCTTTGCGTCCACTATTGTTTTTGCTATTGCGGCGTTAGCATTATTGAAAACAGTCGTATCAATAGACGAGCCAAGTGTCCGAATGGCAGAAGCGCCATCTTTGACAAGAGCTGTGTCGTCCGGCGTTGTCCAGCCGTAATTCGTTGTCGTTGCCATTGTTCTCCTTTAAGCGACTATTGTAGCGTTAAGCCAATCTAGGGTTGGGGATATTGTCTGCCAAGTTTCAGCCGCCGGGACATTGTTCCAGCGGAAGGCTTGGAGAGAGTAAGCGATAGGTGAGACATTTAGAGTAAGTCTTAGACGGTTGTAAGAAGCTGTCCAAGTCCAACCTTCAACGAATCCTTGGAACTCACCGCCAACCATATTGGCTGGAAGGTTTTGGATGTTTAAGGGAAGTCCCATAAAGACATTAAGTAAAGCGTCGCGATCGGTGTTGTCAATTTCGGGACTGTGAACCTCAAAGGTAATGGATTTGAGTAGATATTGAGGATAGGCGCGGATAGCAAGGTAAAAGGCGGCTTGGCTTTGAGCGTCTGCCGCGTTTTTAAGTGTTGTATTTACTGTCGCGGCTAATTGTCCGTAATCGCCAATAGACGTAGCGTCCGAGGTCGTATAAGAACTATTACCGGAACTTGTGTAAGTAAGGGTTATGGAGTTGCGAACATCTCCAGCCCTTTTGACGATATTCAGTCCCGGGCCGATGGCGTGATTGCCATCAAGATCGACGTAACCATTGGCGGCTAGGTATTCGCTTCGGTGTGTGCTATCAGCATAGCCAATTCGACCTTGAGCGTCTTCATAAATATAACCAAGGCCGGAAGTAGCCAATTGACTGACTAAAGAATAAACATCACTTAGAACGTTACTTTGACTATCAAGGTCATAATCACCGGGTCGGTCAATTTCACCCAATCCGCTATTTTCGGCATTAGCCCAAGTAACAGTTGGGTCATAACTTGCCCAAGTGGTAGCGGCTGGGACTTCAGCCCAAGTATCGAATAGGACGCCAGCCAAGACTTCGTAAATTTGGTCGCCATCTGTATCACTTGCGATGTTGCCACTAAATGTCGCCCTAGCCAATCGAGCTAATGATCCTACGGCCAAGATGTTTATTCGTTGGCTTAGGGCAGTTGCTCCGCTAGTTGCCACCTCAATACCTAAGTCGGCAATAAAGCCGCCAAAGAGGAAGACGTAAGCGCCGGAAGTGTCTTTAACTTCTATTGAGATTGGATAATTGATTTCGTAATTGACGGCCGATTCATTTGTTTCTAAAAGTGAGATGTTGGCGTAGCCGGGTTGTGGCTGAGCGTAGATGTCGGTTCGACCGCTGGTAATTGTCATCCCGGCTAAGGTCGCAGAAGTAACAGTAGTTCCGTTTACCTTTACGCGATATTCAGGATTCCAAAGAGTCATAATTACTTAAATAGAGCGCTGTATCCGCCAGCTGAAGTTCGTTCAACGCTGTTCATAGCGTCTACTACTGCTCGGGTAAATCCTACTTCGTCGATTACTGAGGGAGCGTTTACGTTGATTGTGACGCCTCGGCCAAAGCGCAATTCTTCGGCTGACAAAGTATTGGTTGGCGCTATTGATGGTATTTCGCCACCTGTTAATTGAGCAACTAATCCTTGAAGTGAAGCAAAGTCTTTTTCGATTTGTGATAAGGCTCGGCGTTGTGAAGCTGTGCCACCAGTTCCGCCACCCCTAGAACCGCCAGTTACGGAAGAACTAATGCCGGATATTGATGAACTTAATCCGCCTAATGCTCCAACTAATCCGCCCAAAGCTCCGGCTGAACCAGCCGATACTCTCTGAAGACCTACGCCGCCAGCGCTGGTAGCGAAACTTGGAGTAGTTAAGCCCGGGATATTTACGCCGGGAATTCGGTTGATGAGAGATATTAGGGAATTGATTCCATCAATGGCTTCTCGAATCATCGCTTTAATACCATCAACAACCTTGCCAATAATCGTAATTAAAGAAGCAATTCGATAACCAACAATTTCAATAGCTTTAACAAAAGTAAACTCAAAAAGTGGAACAAGATAATCTTTCGTGAACTGCCAAAGGCTTTCGATTGCGTCTCGGTTATCCTCAAACGCTTTTTTGATAGGAGCTAATGCTCGATCCTTTGCTTCGATAAGCATTGGGATTAGTCGGTTAGTTATGTAGTCGATAAAAGCCTTAACTGCCGGAAGTAATGCCATTCCGACCGATTCTTTAGCCTCATCGAAGCCAACTTTGAGTCTGTTTATCTGACCTTCTAAAGTATTGGCTTGAGTAGTTGCCGCACCGCCAAAGGTTTCCGCCAACTGATCCATTGTCCCTTTGAGGCCAAGGGATTTAATTTCTGCGCTGGATAATCCAATACCAAGTCGGCTCAAAGCTCCGGTATTGCCTTCATAGGCTTTACCTAATGCGTTGGATACTTGTTCAACTGATTTACCAGTCGCGGCGCTAATATCAAGCGCCAGTTGAAGTCCATCTTGAGCCTCGGCTAATGATCCGGTGGCTGTCGCTAAACGCTGGAAGGCTGGACGAAGCTTTTCATCGGATATACCAAAAGCAAGCGACATCTTTTCGATTTGTTTTTCGACTGCGGCGATTTGTGTATTTGTAGCACCAGTAACGCTTTCTAATGCTTTGGCTAATCGCGCTTGAGCAGCTTCATCTTCAATAGCGGCTTTAACGCCATCGATGGCTAACTTGCCAGCATAAGCGACGGCTGCTGCCGCAGCTGCGGCGAAAGCGGCCGCTGCCACTTTGCCGAATTTCTCCATCTTGCCACCGAATCCCTCGACTTGGGTTTCGGATTTCTTCATATCATCGACGAATTGTTTCGTCTCAGCAAGAATCTCCAGCTTTAATGTTCTGTAATCTCTAGCCATTAGTTAGCCCACTTCTTTACAATTTCGTCGGCTGTTCTTTCCCACTTGCTGGTTAATTCAGGCTGAATCTTGCGAAGGGTTGGATAAATAAACCAGCCCCGAGATCCTCGCCCATATCGACCAGACCAACTTGGGAATTGCTTGAAGCGATTAGATCCAAACTCAAGTCCGCCCCAAAGTTGTTGTGTGTTACCGCCACCAGATAAACGCTGACGCGCAAAGCCAATATCGATTCGACCTGTCTTTGAGGATTTTGAGACTTTAGCGCCATCAACTGTTGCTCTAACTGCTCCTGCTGCTTTTTGACGCGCATAGCCAGCTTGTTGGATTTCTTTGAGAGCATATTCAGCCATCTCTCCTGCCACTTGTTTCGCTTCATCTGTGGCTTGTTCTCCCATCAAAGTAAAGGCTTTGGCGAGTGTGCGAAGTTCGCGTTGGCTGTATTGACTAAGCCCTACCTCCGCCATTTCGCTCCTTCAATATATCAATCGCAGTTACTAAATCGTCCGCGTCTTCCCAATAGCTCATTGGGATTCCGGTCGCTATTGCCAACTCTAGAATGAGTCGATTTAAGCTTCCGGTTGGGAATCTTTTGGGTCTTCGATGTCTCCGATTATTAGTTCATCAACAGTAAGTTCCCAAACGTCATAGGCTTTAGATGGCTTACCAGCTGAAGCTCTGACATAGGCGGCGTGAGCCAAGAATAAGAAGTCGGTCTGTTGGTATTCTTTAATGTCGGTCATTTTATAGATCGACTTACCAGTTTTCCGTTCCCACTTAGCCCACTCAGGAAGCCCTGCGGTGTAGGTTTCCAATTCGCCGTTTGTATATTTAATTGTTAAGTTGAGTTTCATAGCTCCCGATTCCCCGATCTCTTAGGTGTAAGACTCTGAAGGTTGTCCAACGACTGTCAAAGTCCAAGTATCGGTGAGAGCTCCGGGAGCTGCGCCACCTGCGCTTGGGAAGATTGGCAAAACGTTGAAAGTAAATACTGCGCCAGTTACGGCTGTGAATACTACTTGAACAGTGCTGTTTGGTGCGTTTTCAGCATTTGACCACATTGATTCGAATAGGGATCCGTGAGCGCCACCTGCGCCCCAATCCTGAAGTAGTTCGATTGTGAACGTCCATTGCTTATCAACGGACTTGTAAGCGCGACCATCAAGGGTCTGATAGGTCTCGATAATTGTTTCAGCGCTGAGAGTCGCTGAAGTTGTTTGAGCGTCGTATGGCTTCGTGTCTAGTGTGAAGGTCACATCGCGCCCAGTAATGATAGTTGTCATTGGGTCTCCTTATGCGGTTTGCTCGTAGCGGACGCTCAAGCTTATGTCGGCAACAAGTAAGTTTACCGTTCCGACTTGAGTTACCGCTGGTTGGCTAACCGTTGATAACTCATACTTGGACGCCGATAAAGCGCCAAGAATACTAAGAACTAGCTTCTCTAAATTGTCTAATGAAGCTGGATTGGATAAATAGGCAACTGCCGCCGAGATTGTGTAATTTAATTTAACTCGAGTCGTAACTTTGCCAAGAACTTCCATCTCCATATAAGGAGAATCGGGAACTATTACGACGGCTGGAACTTGAGGTGCTTCAGGGACGTGATCGTAAACGTTAGCGCTGACATTAGCCAAAGCTGTTTTAATTGCGGCTCGAATATCCTCTGAAATTGATGGCATTATCCGATCATCGTCTCTGTGTCGATATATGGGCCAAGGATTCCCGAAATTCTATTAAAGAGGGAGCGGCCAAGCCGGAAAGGTGAGACTGTGAAGTCCACTCCCTCGATCTGCCCACCTGCGGCAGTTCTCGCTTGAAAGATTTCGACTGAAGTAATAATAACCGCGTTTTCAACGTTAGCGTTGCCTACATAAGTGGAAGCGCCGGATAGTGTGGCAGTTCCGGCCGGGATGACGTTGCGCTCGATAATGTCTGCGTTAGTTATAGCGGCTGTGAAGACATAAGGCTCAATCAGGTCATCAGTTACGGTAACTGTTGCGTTAAAAGGTGAACCGCAACCAGTTATGACGACGGATTGACCTTCGCTAAATTCGTGAATTGTTGACGTCTGATAATAAGCGACGTTATCGGTTAATTTAACTTTCTCAATTCTCGTCGAATAAGTTACGAGCATTGGGAGAATTAAATTCTCTGAAGTGTCGAT